GGCATAAGCCTAAAACACTAGAACCCTAGACCCTGCCCCTAGTCCGGTGGGGTTTAGGCCTTAAACGTAAGGAGTAAAGCGCGTGGCTGCAACATATATAACTATGGCTGAGTTACGCGCTTTGCTTGGTATCACTGGTATTACGCTTTACAGCGACGCGACAATAGAGGAAGTCTGCCAGGCTACAGAGGATATTTTAAATAAGTATCTCTGGTTTAACACTGCCCCTATAGCTGCAACAGCCTTAAGCGCAAACGTTGCAACAATTACTACCCCTACACCTCACGGCTTTGTAACTGGTCAAACAGTAGTAATAAGTGCAGCCGGTACTACCTTCAACGGCAGTAAAGTAATTACAGATTATCAAACCTTTACTTTTAGTTATGCAAAAACTGCTAGCGATCAAATTACAAATCTAGTCAAACCCTACGGTTTAGTTACGGGGCCTAATAACGCTACAGCTTACGCAAGTGTTCCGGCAGTGCGTGAAGCTGCAGCGGCCCTAGCTACTACTATCTGGCAAGCACGACAGGCCCCAGGTGCTAGCGTTACTACTATTGACGGCTTTATAGCGTCGCCTTATCAGCTAGGCAATACCCTTATAGCTAAGGTACGCGGATTACTAGCCCCGTACTTATCGCCTAATTCTATGGTGGGCTAATGCCTGCAGCCATAACTACGCTTAGAACTACACTAGCTACAGCCCTAGCTAATACGGCAGTCTGGACAGTTTTTAACCATATCCCAGAGGTGCCCCTTGCAAACTCTTTAGTAATCGCCAATGACGACCCTTATATTTTAGTAAACAGTAATATAAAAACGGCTATAGCCCCTACTGTACGGTTTAAGTTATTTTTGTTAGTGCCGCTTATGGATAACTTAGGCAACCAGACCACGCTAGAGGATTTTTACCTAGCTGTTATGACAAAGCTAGCAGCTAGTAACTTAACAATAAATATAACCAGTTTTAGCGCCCCTGCAATACTAGAAACCCCTAGCGGTAACCTGCTTCAAAGTGAAGCCGGCTTAGAGATAATAAGTAGTTGGAGTTAACTATGGCTAATTACAAAGTAATGATAGATAACGATATTGCCGGCGTTGGCTTAGGCGGTACCGTTAACGACACAGATTTAGAAGGGTGGGACTTACCACACTTGCTAAAAATTGGTGCTTTAGAGGAATCCTCAGTAAGCCCAACCCCTACTAAAGTAAAGGAAGTGCAGGAATAATGGCAATTTATTTTACAAATAATACTTACCTAAAACTAGGTACTTACGACATGAGTAGCGTCGTGATCTCAGCGAGCATTAACGTAAACTTCGACCAGCTAGAAATTACAGCTATGGGCGACGCAGCGCACAAATACTTAAAAGGTTTGCAGGCTTCAACCCTTAGCGGCAGCCTTTATATAGACCAGGCAGCTATCGCAGCCGGCTCTACACGTGCAGTATTAGACAGCCTCAGCGGTACCTCAGCAGCCTTTGAAATTGGCGCAAGCGGTTCTACTGCAAGTGCTACTAACCCAGTCTATAAAGGCTCTTGCTTTGTAAACGGGTACACACCTATTAACGGTGCCAATGGTGAAGTAGCTCAGCTTGACTTTACTTTTGACATTACAGCACAAACAGCACCCTTCCCAACCGTAACCTGATAAGAAAGTGGGCTAGAAAATGGCAAGGTTAAAGATTACACGCGATACCGGCGTAGTTGAGGAATACGACATTACGCCGGCTATCGAAGTAGAGTTCGAAGCCTATGCAAAAATGGGCATAAATAAATGTTTTAGGGAACAAGAAAAGCAAACCGACGTGTACTACCTCTGTTTTTTAGCAATTAAACGCAGCGGACAGACTGTACCTTTGTTTGGTGAGGCTTTTCTTAACACCTTAAAAGCAGTTGAGGTGCTAGATAGCGACCCTTTAGCTGGTTAGGTGATAGGCAATTACTCACCTATCAAATAGCAGCCCTAGCGGTCGAAACTGGCATAGCACCTAAAGAGTTTGTAGAGATGTCGCCGGAGATGTTGGCAGCGATCTACAGAGTATTAAAAGACAGAAACGAGGCGGCAAAAGTTGGCTACAGCAAAAATCGTAGGACTAGATGAAACGGTGCGAGCCTTACGCCAATTTGACCCTGACGCATTAAAAGAAATGAATAAAACAATTTATGCAGCTATGAAAATAGCTCAGATAGACGCACGACAATTAGCCCCTAGCGTTGCACCTTTTAGCGGCTGGGCCAGACCGGTAAAGCAGGGACGCTGGGCAGACCTAACCTTCACCCCAAGAGCTGTAAAAATGGGCCTTAAAACTAAGATAGACAGGGCGCGTAAGCGTGGCACCTGGACTAGCAAGGCCTACTTACTTATCAACGCTAACCCTGCCGGCTCTATTTATGAAACAGCCGGACGCGTAAACCCTAAAGGCAACAGTAAGCAGGGTGCCAATTTTAATAAACTTATAGCTAGGCAGTCTGGCATTATCGTACGCGGCAAGCAGGGACGCATAGCCTATAAAGCGGTAGAGGATAACCGCGAGGAAATAGTTATGAAAAGTAACGCAGCTATAGCAAAAGCCCAGACGGCAGTTAACCGTAAGTTGGCTAGCTAATGGTTATTAAAGTACCCATAATTGTTAGTTACAATAACAAAGGCACTAAGCAGGCTACTAAAGGTATTGGCGGCTTAGAAAAGTCTTTCAAGTCTATGGGTTTAGCCTCAAAGTTAAGTTATGCAGCGGCAGGAACAGCGGCCTTAGCGTTTGCTAAAAAATCTATAGCGGCAGCTTTGGCCGATCAAAAGCAGCAAGTAGTTTTAGCAAAAACTTTAGCTAACGTAGGCGAGTCTTTTGCTACAGCCTCAGTTACAAAGTATATAGACAGCCTGCAGCGAGCTACCGGCGTATCAGAGGATCAACTACGCCCGGCTTTTAATAAGTTAGTTACTGCAACACTTTCAGCGAGTAAAGCTCAGGATTTACTAGCTCTTAGCCTAGACATTAGCGCGGCCACTGGTAAGTCTAGCGAGTCTGTAGCAGCGGCTTTAAGTAAAGCCTATTTAGGTAATAACACAGCCTTAGGAAAATTAGGCGTAGGGCTTACTAAAACAGAGTTAAAGTCTATGACGTTTGAGGAAACAACACAAAAACTAAGCACACTGTTTGCAGGTCAAGCCTCAGCTACAGCCAATACTTACGCAGGCCAGTTAGCCGTTTTAGGCGTGGCTGCTAATGAAGCCAGCGAAACTATCGGGACGGCTTTAATAGAATCTATAGCTAAATTAGGTGGCCAAAATGGGGCTAAGGATTTAGCTACACAAATGCAGGGCTTAGCCGATAGCACGGCTAACGTAATTACTGGCATAACGGTAGTTATTGATTATTTTAAAAAATTAGACGCTGCTCTACCTAGTTGGTTAAAAACTACCTTACAGTTATTAGAACGGTTTACTCCACTAGGACAAGCTAAAGAGGCGTTAAAAGTCTTAGAGGAGTTAGGTGTTAAAGAAAAAGAGCTACAAAAGCAACGCACAAATAACGCCTCAGACCGTGGCACCTTAGCTAGGGCTGCAGATATAGCAGACAAAGCAGCTAAAGCAGCATTAAAAAGTAATGCAAAAATAATAGAAGGTAAAAGTAAAATAGTAGCGATTACTAAAGCTCAGGCAGCTAATGAAAAGTTAGCGCGTATGTTTGATATGGACGCTATACAGCTAGCAGCGGCCCTGCAGGGCAAACTATCTAAAGAGGACGAGGCTAGGGTAAAAGCCTTGCAAGCTCTAAAAACTACAGACAAGAACGACGATATAACAGCTTTAAACGATTTAGAAAATGCTAAACGCGCTGCTACTTTTGCAGAAATAGCCAGACTTAAGTCAGTAGTAGAGGAAAGCAAGAAAGCTAATGAGGAGATACTGGCAGACGCTAGGGCTAGAATCTCAGCCCTTAGTAAGTCCAGCGTACCTACGGCAGCTGCTATGAGCGTAGGCGCTGCAGGTGGCACGTTTGCACCTGGCTTAGCTGCAGCTCAATCCTCATTAGCAGCCGGTGGTTTTGACGGCAGTTCGTTTAGTAATTTAGGCGGCTTAACAGGTATGACACCTGAGCAGTTTGACGCTTTCAATTTTGGTATGGGGCCAGGTAACACACCTGCAGCCTCACAGTCAGGGGCAACTAACTTAACGGTTAACCTACAAGGCGGCATAAACGTAGGCAGTACTTACGAGTTTTATCAAACAGTACAAACGGCACTACAAGAATTAAACAGGGCAGGTAATAGCCTCACACCGGCTGGTAACTAATGGCAGCCCCTACGATTAACTGCATTATTAACTTTAGCTCTGGGGCCTCTTTTGGTCAGGCTATGATCATAGGGTCAGGCGTGTTAGGCGTTAACGTGTTAGCCGATAGTGCAACGGTTACAGCTGATGTATCTAGCCAGGTGCAGGCTGTAAGTATCCAGCGTGGACGTAATGCTAATGCAGACCAATTCCAGGCTGGTACTGCTTCTATACGTATTGCAGATGTCGACGGCGACTTTAACCCTGAAAACTTGAGCAGTCCTTTTACAGGGCTTTTAGCACCTTTACGTAAGATTACAATAACTGCCACTGACAATAATACAAACCTGGTTTACCCGCTGTTTGCAGGCTATATAACTGGCTATAACTATACGCAGGCCCAAGTAGTAGGCGAGGTTAGTTACACAGTATTGACAGCCTCAGACGGCTTTAGGCTGCTTAATATGGGTACTGTATCAACGGTTACAGGCGGTACAGCTGGGCAGTTATCAGGGGCTAGAGTTACCAGTATTTTAGATCAGATAGCCTGGCCTACTTCTATGCGAGATATAGATACAGGGCAAACTACGCTGCAGGTTGACCCTGGCACCTCTAGGACTGCACTAAACGCCTTGCAGACTGTAGAAACTAGCGAGTACGGCGCGGTTTATATGGACGCTAGCGGTAACGCAGTTTTTCAAGATCGGGCGTTAACCTCTAGCTCTATTGGCGGCACTGCTACGGCTTTTGCAGACGACGGCACGGGTATTCAATACCAGAACGTGCGCTGGGTGCTAGACGATAGCCTGGTGTATAACAAAGCCTCAATAACGGCTACAGGGTTAGCTACTCAGACTGCTACTAATCAGACCAGCATAGATAAGTATTTTTTGCACAGCTACGAAAAAACTAATTTACTAATGCAAACTACAGCTGAGGCTAAGAATTACGCTTTAGCTTATGTAGCCAGTAGGCAGGAAACCGCCGTAAGGTGCGACGCTGTAACGCTGTTAGATCTTAATACTGTGGGTTATGACGCAGGCGTAGCAGCTGCTTTAGAGCTTGATTACTTTGACACTATTACGGTTAAGTCAACACAGCCGGCAGTAAGCGGCACCTCAACCCTTAATAAAACACTGCAGATATTTGGCGTAAGTTACAATATAACCCCTACGCGCTGGTCTACTACTTTTGTAACCCTTGAGCCGATTATCGACTCCTTTATTATTGGCAACGTCAATTACGGACAATTAGGCATAAATGTATTATCCTACTAACAATGAAAAGAGGTAAATAAAATAGCTACCGGCTTTCCGGCCTTGACCGGTGATGTTTTAAGTGCGGCTATGTTTAATGGCCTAGTGGCTTTTACAGTTACTACAGAGTCAGGGGCTACCTACACGGTAGACAATGACGACCTATACCAGGTGCTAATACAGACCAGTAACGCTTCTACTAAAACTGTAACTATTGCACCTGACAGTACTTTAACTGCAGCTGCAGTAGGCAGCGCAATTACCTTTATCAATACAGGTGCCGGTTTATTGACGTTTTCGCAAGGTTCGGGCGTTACGATCACTTCGGCGGGTGCGACAAGTGCAGCCCCTACTTTAGCTACGCATAAGGTAGCTCAATGCGTACGTGTGGCAGCTAATACCTGGCGTATTTTTGGCGGTATTGGTTAAATGATAGGCGCAATAACAGCCGGCGCTATTGGATTTACTCCACCTGCTTCTACTACTGCCGTTGAATATGTAATAGTGGCAGGTGGAGGCTCAGGCGGTATTAACCGCGGCGGTGGAGGCGGTGCCGGTGGGTATAAAAGCAGCGCTAGTTTTGCAGTAACACCAGGGGTAGCTAACACAATAACTATTGGCGCGGGCGGTGTTGCACCTGGCAGCGGTCAAGGCACAAACGGAAATAACTCAGTTTTTGCAAGTGTTACCAGCACTGGGGGCGGCGGTGGCGGTACGCCTAACGTCGGGTCTGCCGGAGGTAGTGGCGGCGGTGGTCAAGGCAACGGGAACGCAGGAGGCGCGGCTTCACCTTCTGGTCAAGGCAACGCAGGCGGTACAGGTGGCAGCACTGGTGCTTTTGGTGGCGGTGGCGGTGGAGGTGCCGGCGGTGCAGGTAACAACGGTACTGCAGGCGGGACAAGTATCGGCGGCGACGGGTCAGCTTCAAGTATTAACGGCACGTCTACTACCAGAGCTTCCGGTGGGTCAGGTGGACAAAATGCAGTAGGTAATATAGCAGCGCCGGCAAGCGGCGGCGGTGGGTTTGGCGGCGGCATTAACGTAAACGGCGGTGCAGGAACAGTATCCACAGGTGGAGGCGGCGGCGGTGGAGGTATTGACTTTGTAACTACTCTAGGAGGCAACGGCGGCTCAGGTATTATTATTATTGCCTACGCTAATACTTTTAAAGAAGCAACGCTAACAAATCTAACTTACACAGAGCCAACACGGTCAGGCTTTAGGGTTTATGAGATCACAGCTTCATCATCTGGCACGATTACTTTTTAGGGGATTTAATGGCTCATCACGCAAAAATAGAAAACGGGATAGTTACTGCAGTAATTGTTACTATGGACTCAGACGAGGATACGTTCGCGGCTCGTATGCTTGACGAAACCGGCGAACAATGGGTAAGGACAAGCTATAACGGTCGTATTAGATATAATTATGCTGGTATTGGCTACAGCTATAACTCAGAGGCAGACGCTTTTATAGCCCCTAATCCTAACTGCCACCCTGAGTTATTTTTAAATACCGATACTTACCAATGGGACTGCGACAATGACGACCATAAACCTAAAGTCCTCTAACGGCTGGCCTGCTAGTAAAGATCCGGCCCTAATTGGGATTAAATCTTATCCGATACCTGGGACAAGTATTAAAGTACGCCTGGCTGAAAAGGCGGCGCCGTTATTGGTAGCGTTATGCGCTGACTTTGACAAGCTAGTAGAGCCTATAGATGTAGGGACTTTAGATACCTGGGGCTATGCCTTTAGGCCGATAAGAGGCCAGACAGAAACGCTATCTAATCACAGCTCAGGCACGGCGGTAGACCTTAACGCTAACGCTCACCCTCTAGGTAAGCGTGATACTTTTACTAAAGAGCAAGAGATATTAATACGTTTAATGTCTGCTAAGTATGGCTGCAAGTGGGGCGGGGACTATAAAAACCGAGCAGACGAAATGCACTTCGAGATTAACCTCACCCCTAAAGAGGTTATAGAGCGTATAAAAGCGCTTGGATTGGATACGGCAAAATGAAGGCACAATGTACAGCTATGGCAGGGACTTATATACGTGGGCTGCTTTTATTACTAATAACACTAATGGCCTCAGTAGGTAAAACCCCGCTTGAGTTTAATGCTGCAGATTGGCACTTAATCGCTAACGGGTTATGGGCAAGCGGTTTGCCCGTCCTAATGCGCGCCTTAAATCCTAAAGACACTAACTACGGAATAAGTAAAAAAGAATAGACACGCGCTAAACCTGACCTTATAACCGTCGGGGGTCTGTGTCATAATAAAAGGGCTGGGGCGTTTTACCTCAGCCCAGGACTAGGGAGTAAAACTTATGGCAAGTAATTTAGCGTTTATATTTATGTCTTTAATTTATATAGGGCTTACCTTTATGGCCGCTGTATTAGCGTGGTCTAGAGGCTTTAACGCTGGACGCTCTGAGGGTTATGAGCGGGGTCGGGCAGTAGCTAGGCATATCTCTAACGGGGTGCTAAGTGATAAGTAAATCTGTCGGCGGTGTCTGGTGTGATTATTGTAAACAGCACTGGAGTATCAGGCCACGTTGGGCTAAAAACGTAGACACGCGCGACCCATACGCAGACACAAAAACCGCCTATCACGTAAACGCGACAACCCCTGCAGTATGGACAGTAACCAGCGTAAACCCTAAAAATAAAGGCCGTAAGCGTCATTACTGCGAATCGTGCGTAATAGCTGTTACTACCTTTGAGGCCACGCATTACACGCCGGCCTATAACTGGTCGTTGCAAGATCAAGTAGAAGCAGTAGCCCCCGTCCAACTAAAAATAGGAGATGAATTAAATGGCTAATAACCCAGATACTAAACTGCAGGCTAACTTTAAAATGGCTAACGGCGATTTGATTAACGTCTATGCCGTAGACCAGTTGGACTTTGAGCTGCAGTTAGCAGCTATACAGGACACCGCTGAGTTAATTAAATCGGTGAGTAATACCCTTATGGGGAGGACAGCGGCTAACGCTGAGGTAGACGCTTGGACAATTAAGCAAGCTGTAGGCGTAGTTCAAGAAGTGCTAGGGGCTGAGGCCCAGCCAACCTGCAAACACGGCTACCGCGAATATAAGACCGGAACCTCTAAGACTGGTAACGCGTATAAGTGTTGGAGTTGCCCTAGTAAAGACCGTAAAGACCAGTGCGCCGTACAGTGGATTAACTAATGGCTGGTATGGAAATTATCTACCCTGGCAATATGTCGCTAAAGGTAGACAGGGACGGCAACGCGACAATAGATGAAACCGACACGTGCGACTGTTGCAATAAACAGACCAGTAAAGCCGGTGGAGTTATGGCCCTTGAAATGTCTATCTGGGTTTGTGCAGACTGTAGGCCCAGATGAGCGTAGAGGTGCTGTTAACTCAGGCTGACCTAGACGGGGCTTTATGGATAGCTACAAAGCGAACGGCCAACGCAAACGATAAGAACTATAAGCATAAATATAACAGCGAGCATTTACAGCCAGATTATATTTTAAAGTTAAATTGGTTAGCTGCGTGTGCCGAAATAGCAGTAGCTAAATGGTTGCAGGTACCGGATTTTGTGCTTACCTCAGATACCTTTAAAGGTGTCCCAGACGTCCCGCCTGACTGGGAGGTCAAGCACACAGAGATAGACACAGGTCATTTAATAATTCAAGAAAACGATAGGGACAGCGATAGGGCAGTATTAGTTACGGGCTCTAACCCATTTGTAATACGTGGCTGGCTACCTGTTAGTTACTGTAAGGACGACCTGTACTTAAAAACTACAAGCCGTAATACTGCTTACTGGGTGCCACAAAATGAATTAGTCAAGGTTGGCTAGTGTCGCAGTCGCGCAAACACAGGGGTTACAGAAGCCAAAAGGTAGTAGCTAACTATCTTGCAGCTAATGGCTTCACCTATGCCGAAAGTACAGGGGCAGGCAGACAAGGTAGCGACATTACCGGCACTGTAGGTATTGACTGGGAGGTAAAGGCCCGTACCAATTTTAGCCCTGGTGAAACTATGAGGCAGTTAAAAGATCGGGCTAACCCTTTAGACCTACGCCTTGCAGTACTACGCCTTAACGGGCAAGGTGAGGCCTCTATAGGGGATTGGGTAGCCTTGCTATCCTTTGAGCAGTTAGTAGAGCTACTAAAGGCGGCTGGTTATGGTGATCTCTGAGGCAGGTATAGACCGTTGCTTAGGGTGCGGTGTCTGGCTGTTTGGCTATGCGACACGCCGATTATGTAAGGTTTGCCAAAATGCTTAGGCGTCTGTGTATAATTAAACTATTAGTAGTTATAATGCCTTTAATAATAATAGTAAATGATAGTAATAACTGGATTAAAACACTAAAAAACTTAACTACCGGTACTTTAGAATATAAATCCTGTAAGTTAATTATCTATAAAGAAAGTAATTATAATGCTAGAGCTGTGTCTGGAAGTCATTACGGATTGGCTCAAGGTAGAAGTAAGTATTTAAAAACTGCTACACCTCAAGAGCAGATTGTATGGTTTACTAACTATGTCTATAGTCGTTATGGCTCGTGCCAGGCGGCCCTTGCCTTTCACCTTAAGCACGGTTACTACTAATGCCTGGGTTACG